CGATGACCAATGCCCGCAATGCGTCGCGGGCTTCTCGAAATCTTCTCCGCGTCCGGCCTCGTCGCCGGCCGCGCCCGCCAAACCGAAAGTCCCCATCATGGTGAGCCCCGCCCAGGCCGCGCCCGCCGCCGGCCGCGCCGATCCGCCCCGCCAGCCAACGCCCAAGGACCGCCTGAAAATTCAGACCGCCCTTGCCGAGTGCTATGACGACGAGGCGTCCCGCTATCGAGGTTCAGACTGCGACCAGGCCCTCGCAGAACGTCTTGACGTTCCTCGCGCATGGGTCGCCGAGGAGCGCGAGCGCGCTTACGGGCCGGACCGCTGCGAAGCTGATGGTCATGACCTCGACGCCCTGAAATCGATCGTCGCCATGGCCGGCGAGGTTTCCGCCAAGCACCTAGAGCTTGCCGCCACCGCTGAAAACCTTGGCCGGAACGCCAAGCGCCTTGCCGACAAGCTGGCCGCGCGAGGTGTCAAATGACCTATGCAGGCTATACCGCGCGCCGAACGGACCGAGACCGCCAGCCGCCGCGCCGGGTGATCACCGGCGCATTGCTCGGCGACCCGCAACCGGACCGTCTCAAGCGCTCCGAGGCTATTCGCGCCCGACTCGGCATGAAGGCGCAGGTCACGGGCAATATCCCTGACAAGATCATTCCGCTGCTACGCGCCATTGAGGATTGCCCACTGGCGCCGGGTGAGCTGGCCGACGTCCTGGAGCTTGGTCAATCGACTTGTGACGATCGAGTGAAGACAGCCGTGCGCCTGGGCCTAGCGATACGCACCGGCGGCGTCCGCAATCGCCGTATTGCGCTGACGAAAGAGGGGCGCACCTCGCTGGAGGAGCTCCCGCAATGACTACTGCGACGATACCAACCATGCCGCCCAGCGTGGCGGATATTCTTCGCCAGGTCTGCCGCTCTAGCGCCATTTCCATCGAGGAGCTGGTGGGGCCGCAACGTTTAAAGGCCTTTGCCCGCGCCAGGTTCGAAGCGGTCTATCGAATCCGAAATGAGATCAAGATTGCTGGGTGCGAACCGAGCCTGCCGCAGATCGGAAGGTGGCTCAACCGAGATCATACCTCGGTCCTGAACGCGCTGCGCCGCTACGAGGAGCTTGGAGCGCGCCCCGCGTCACGTCCGGCGCGGATCCTGATCGATCCCGCCCCGCACCGACACCAGATGATGCAAGACCTAGCAGAGGCATCAGCATGACCGCTCGTTCCCCAATTTCATCGACCCCTTGGGCGGCCAACATCCGCCCTGTCACGCCCGCTGTTCAGGCCGAAGTGCTGGCCCAATGGCGCGCCCGCCAGACCATGGGGCAGCGATGAAGGCCGTCCACATCCACCATGGCGACAGTCGCGAGGTCATCAAGGGCCTAGCTGACAACTCGATCGACAGCGTTGTGTGCGATCCGCCGTATGCGCTGGTCTCTATCGTCAAGCGATTCGGCGGCAAGAACGCCGCACCGGCCAAGAGCGAGGGCGCGAGCGGCGTCTACAAGCGCGCGTCGGCGGGCTTCATGGGGCAGGCCTGGGATACGGGCGAGACGGCCTTTGATCCCGAGTTCTGGGCCGAAGTGCTCCGCGTGCTTAAGCCTGGCGGCCACCTGATAGCCGCGAGCGGGACGCGCACCTATCACCACCTCGCCATGGCGATCGAGGCCGCGGGCTTCGAGGTCCGTGACATGATCTCCTGGCTGTACGGGTCAGGGTTTCCGAAATCGCACGACGTCAGCAAGGGGATCGACAAGGCCAACGGTGACGTGCGGCCTGTAGTCGGCGACAGCCCGTTCGCCTCGCGCAAGGTGAATGGATCGGCTGGCGTCAACAGCGTCGGCTTGTCAGCAACGGTGGGGTCGAAAATCACTTCGGCGGCCTCGGCGGCCTCGGCGGTATGGGACGGCTGGGGCACCGCCCTTAAACCGGCATGTGAGCCCTGGGTTCTCGCCCGCAAGCCGCTCGAGGGCACTGTCGCGGCCAACGTCCAAGCGCACGGCACCGGAGCGCTGAACATTGATGGCTGCAGGATCGAGGGCGCCGAAGGTGGCCATCGCGAAGGCGAGGCCTCGGCCGATCGAAGATACACCGAGCGCGGCAGCACAAACTTCGCGCCGACGCCCGGCCCGCGTGGTGGTGATGCCAAGGGCCGCTGGCCTGCCAACGTCATCCATGACGGTAGCGAAGAGGTGGTCGACGCCTTTCCGCAGACGAGTAGCGGCCAACTGCTGCCGGGACATTCCGACAGCGGCAAGGCGCGCGGCGTACTCGGCGCGATGTCCGGACGCGAGATCGTAACGGCCAGCCCCGGCGATAGCGGATCCGCCGCCCGCTTCTTCTACAGCGCCAAGGCAGACGCCGACGATCGCCTGGGCTCCAAGCACCCGACGGTCAAGCCGATCGACCTGATGCGGTACCTCGTCCGGCTGGTCACGCCGCCTGGCGGTGTGGTGCTCGACCCCTTCGCGGGGAGTGGCTCCACGGGCGTCGCGGCAATGCTGGAGGGCTTCGAGTCTATCCTCATCGAGCGCGAGGCCCAGTACGTCGCCGATATTGAGCGCAAGGTCGCCTACTACCGCGGCGAGGGCAGGCTGGCCGCGCAGGAGAAGGGAAAAGTCGGGTCTGAACCGGCTGATGCCCTTCCGCTGTTCGCCGATAGTGCGGGAGAGGCTGCGTGATGGCCAAGGATCCGCAGCCGACCATCTTTGAGCGCGCCTACTCTCTCTCGGAGGATGCGCGCCTGTTCTACTACGCTGGCGTGGCGCTCTGCTGGCAAGTCAGCGACTTCCTCATCGACGAGAGTGAGCTTCGGGCCGCCTGCGGCCTAGACGCGGAACGCTTCGACCGAGCGGGAGCAGAGCTCTATGATTGCTGCATGGCCTGGCCGACGCGGCCCTTGGGGCGCTGGGGCTTCGAAGCTGCCGAGGCGCTTATCAAGCATGCCATGGGTCCGGCCGGTCGCCCGCCGGCACGCGTATGGGCTGCCCTGCGAGCAAAGACTTTCGCTGAGCTTGGCGCGATATGTCTGTACTGCGGTGCCACGGAAGACCTCGCTGTCGACCACATCGTGCCGTTGCACCTCGGCGGCTCAAACCATCCGCGCAATCTCGCACCGGCTTGTGGCCGCTGCAACTCATCGAAGGGCGGCAAGACCCTGCTGCAGTGGCGTGACTCCGGGGGATGGAAATGACCAAGAAGGCAAAGGCCGACGTCTGGATGCCGCTCTACGTGGCAGAATGGGACCTGAGCACCGGCCACCTGACCAACGAACAGGACGGGGCTTATGGGCGCTTGGTGCGCTGGTACTGGCGCAACGGCGCCCCATTGCCGGATGACGATGAAGCCCTGGCTTCGATCGTGCGCGTAGACGTGAAGACCTGGCGTAAGGTCCTGCGCCCCAAGCTGGCGCCGTTCTTCGTGGTCGGCAACGGCGTCTGGCGTCACACCCGCGTCGACGCCACCATGACCGAGTGGAGCGACCGGAAGGCCAAGGCGTCTGAGAAGGCCGCAAAGGCTGCCGCCGGCCGATGGACTGGCGATGCTCCTAAGGGTTCTAAGGGGAATGCTTCAGGAATTTCAGCAAGCGATGCTCCAAGCATCCGGCAAGCATTGCATATGCAATGCCCTTCATCTTCATCCACTGAGGAAGAAGACCCTTCGGGATCTTCTTCCCTCAGTGGCGGCGCTGCCGTCCGCTCGTCCGTGCCGGCCGACGTCCGCGCCGCCTTTGGCCGGCATCGAGATCCTGACTGGGTGGGCTCATACATCGCGCCGTGCGGCTGGAATGATGCTGAGCGCCTGTTGATCCCGGCGACGCCGTTCGCTGGCGACAAGATCCGGTCGGAGGGCCGCAAGGCGCTTTCGGAACTGGCCCATAGCGGCGCGCCGGTGCGTGTTCTGGAGGCCAGGCATTGAGCGCTGATCGCATCCGCGTCCTGTCCTACGACGCCGCCGGCATAGCCCAGCGGATGGCGTTTCACCTGCTGGCATCAGCCTGTAGCGGCTTGCCGGTGGATGCTCGCCTTCGGGCCATGACCGACGTGTTTTTCCTCTGGCCGGTGTTGGCGGAGCGGATGGGCGAGTTGGAGGGCCTAGCCCCGCGTAGCGCGTCCGCCGGCTACGAGACCCGCGAACTTCTCAACGAGCGCCTCGCCGCCTTCCGGGCGCGGCGTCTGGCCGAACAGCAGCCTTCCAGCATCGGGGAATCCGCATGACACAGACCGTTACCTCCGATCCTCGGCGCTGGTATTGCCTGCGCACCGCGACGCGGCGGGAGAATGACGCCGTCCAGAAGCTGCGGGAGCATTTCACCGAGGCCCTGATCGAGGACGGCGTGACCTGCGAAGCGGAGATCTACCTTCCGGTCGAGAAGCGCCGCTCGTTGCTTCGCCGCCCCAAGGATGGGGAGGAATACGAGATCGTCGAGCGCCCCCTGATGCCCGGGTATCTGTTCGTGAAAGTCGCTTCGGCTGACGCCGTGAAGCAGTGCGTCCGTGACGTTGAGGCCAAGATCAACGGAGTCGAATTCATTCACGCCGTCCTGGAATATCGCCGGAACGATGGTCGCCTAATTCCGTATCCGATCGCCTCCAGCCTCATCGAGGGGCTGATGAAGGAGCAAGCCGATGGCGACTTCGACTTCACCCCGATCGCTAAGCGTTACCGGCCCAGCAAGAACGATCGCGTTGTGATCACCAGGGGGCCGTTCTCAGGCTTCCTTGCCCAGGTGATCGCAATGTCGGCGGACGAACGCCGGGTTTCGGTCGAGGTTTCCATCTTTGGCAGGACGGGGCCGGCGGAGATGCCGGTGGGTGATATCGCTCCGGCCACGGTCGATGATGTAGCGGCGCGGCCGCGCGCCTCATCGGCTGCTTAGGCGGTCGCCAAGCCACATATTGCGCCTTTTCGCGAAGCAGGGCATATATGCGGTGTTCGCCGCCCCGCACGTAGGGCGCGGAAGGCCAGTCTAGTAGCGGTGGATTTCCGGCGCTGGCTTCAGGACTATCGGCAAAAATGGCCGAGTCGTAAGGTTGTCTAGAATGAGCGCGCCAAAGAAACCGCTCTCTGAACGCCAAGAATTCCACCAGCTTGCCGACGAGATAATCAACGCTCGCGGCGGCCTTCGCGCGATGCGCAAGAAGCGCCAGAAACGGAAGGTCAGCAAAGCGCACCGCCACGGCGGAAACCCGATCATCGTCGCCGGCACCATCCCGCCGCCGGAGGAACGCCAAAGGGTCTACGTCGTCGGCGCGGTTGGGCATCCGACCAAGATCGGTATCGCTAAGGACGTCGATACTCGGCTAGCCGCTCTGAACACGTCCAGCGCTGTGCGCCTGAGAGCCTACTTTCACGTCGAGGTCGCCGACGCTCGCGCCACCGAGGCCGCAGCTCACCGCGCCCTGGCCGACTACCGTCTGAACGGTGAATGGTTCGACGTCACCCCTGAATTCGCGATCGAGACGGTCAAGCGTCTGATCGCCTGACCCTTTCCCGCCCTTCCCATCACCTCAACTGAGAAGCCCCCTCCGCTTTGAGCCGGGGAGGGCGGGGAAACCAGATCGCCGTCTGCGCCTATCGCCTTGGATGATTCTAGGCTCTCGCCAAGGATGAAGCGCTTGAGGATGACCCGACCGGCCAGTTAGCAAACCGGATCCGGCTCTCACCTCCCACCCGGTCAAGCCCAACAAGCGCGGGACCAACGGCAAACCCTTCGCTCGCGCCGGCGGCTCGAACACACCCGCTTATGGCTGAGACTTGGCGCGCCAGGCCGTGCGCGAGCGAACCCCGCATCCAGGAGAGCCCATATGGCCGACACCTTCGCCAAGGTCACGAGCAACGACCCCGCCATCATCACCGCCGCCGTCTACAGCGTCCTCGGTGCCGTTGGCAGCGCCACCGCTTCCTACACGCAAGCCGATGGCGTGATCAGCGTGGAGATCGGCAAGACGACCCAGGCCCCCGCGCAAACCGCGCCGGTCTCCGAGGTCGCGCCCGAGGTCGCCCCGGAAACCTATCCCCAGGCCTGAACCATGGCCCTCAAGATCATCGCTGGAGCCGTGATCGCGGCTTTCCTCATCGCCATGATCGCCGGGCTCATCGGCTCTGCTCAATCAAGCGAGTCTATCTCCAAGGCCCTCGGGCCGTTCTAGGCTTGACGCCAACCGCCACCATTCCCCGCCTGTGTACTGCGGTGCGCCAATGGCCAGCGTGGGGAATGTAAGAGTGGT